CGAAGTCACGATCCAAGCCGATGGCATCAAGTTCGGACTCGAGTGCTCTGATGTGCCCCATGCTGGCGATGACGGTCCACCCGTCTCCCAGAAACCCTTGAATTTTTTTACACTTTGCTGGGCTCTCAACAATGACCAGTGACATTTGTATACTATTAAGTATAGTGTAAGTTCAGCCCAATTTTATGTATCCGAAAAATTGAAATGTGTCACCGCGATTAAATATGTAGTCAAAACATAAGCAAAAATGAGCAACAACACGTCATTTCGTGCGTGGACACCCCAGAGTACTGGGCGTTCACAGACGACTACTGGACGCCCACAGACGACTACTGGACGTCCACAGACATTATATCATGGTAATTGGAGGCAAACAAATGCAAACGACTTTCCTATTCTAGTAACAAGTGTAAAGAATACATCCTCTGTTCCGTCTACGCCTTCCTTGGCTGCGCGCCTTGCTATAGCCATTAAGAATGACGAAGAGCAAATTCTTTTAAAGAAGCAGCTTGAGAATAAGGAGAAGGAAAAGCAGAAGGATGATAATTATATTCATGTTCTACCTATGTCGCAGTATGGACGTGTAAAGTATTTGGCAGAGAAGAGAATCAAGGAAGAGAAGAAGAAGGAGAGTGAGGCTTATGAGCATGAGTATCAGTGGCAGATCTCACGAGAAATCAGCCGTGATGTCTTTGAGAGTGAACATGCTTATTCAAATCGCCTCTCGACTCATCACGAGGAACATCTATATGACAATAATGAAGATAGTGAAGAGTAAAACAAGAAACATAATTAAAAGATAAAAATTTAGACGAACATTATTTTCTTTTTTACTGGCAGCTACATATTTTTCCATCATTAGATCGAGTTTAATAATTTGGCAATATGAATGTGATGATGTATGTAGTTCACTGTTACTGAATACGAGACATGGTAAACCATGTGATTCAAAAATAACATAACCGCTTTGTAAAGCGTTTAAATTATTATGTGTTGTTGTCCAGTAGTCTAGAATTTTATGAATAAGGTTCTCATTTTCAGTTGATACATGTAACGTGATTGGTTCAGCCGTTTTAGTGTAGAATGTAGTAGATGAATAAGAAAGATCATTGGAAAGGGGATATTGAGTAAGAACTGTTGCTTTTTTTACATAGGTTGTCGACTCGTCGAGTATTGTTTTTAGATCAACTTCTTGATTAACTAAAAAATAATTATGGATGTACTCCATTCTAGTTTTAATGTTTACTTTTGTTTAACTCAAAATTCATTTATAGTATTTACACCTGTATTCACACAAACATACAGATGCCATAAGCCAACGGCAAGTGTAAGTGCAACGATAATAAGAGTATAATTAGGTCTTGAAGGTGGTTCCTTTGGATTTAGGTGCTCTTCAAGCTTCTCCTTGATGGTATCGGAGATGGTCCTGGGTCTAATGCTTTTGAAATCACTCTCATCTTCATTCTCAGCATCGGCATCATCAGCATCAGCATCACTCTCTTCAGGACTCAAGTGTTCCTCGATCGCCTTTTCAATCATAGCATTTATTGTTAGTCCCTTATTATTCTTTAGGGCAGAGCAATCGCAGTCGGTACACTTCGCTGTGCAGAGAGGAGGCATTTCAGAATCTGACATTTCTTCCTCTTGATTTTCAAGAGGGGGAATATCAGTCTTGACAGGTTCGAGCTCAATTCCTCGCCACATCTCGGGCTCTGCAGCAACAGCGGGCTCTTGATTAGCAACCTCTGTATCAAAATCGAGAGGCTCAGAGGCGACAGCGGGCTCTTGATTAGCAACCTCTGTATCAAAATCGAGAGGCTCAGGGGCAACAGCAGGCTCGGGCACAGGCACAGCACTTACAGCCACAGGCACAGCAGGCTCAGGCGCGACAAGGTCAGGTTTAGTAAGATCAACAGCAACTACAGGAGTTTCGGACGCTACCTTAAAGACTCGCGACTTTTTTGCAACAGGAACAGGCATATCATCACTCATTTTCTACATACCTGTAAGCCGAAAATTTCCTCAATTTTACCGCGTGCTAACTTGCCGCGTGTTAACTTCAGCACCCTCCACCATATATATTTTCTTCCACTCTTCTACTGTATTATGTTTTACATAGAATCCAGGAAAGATTTCCATAACACTTCCATCATCTCCAAGACGTCCAGTTGAAATCCGTTTTCCATTTAAATGAATACGAATGAAGACGGGTTCTTTCTTGTAATCACATGGATCATGCCCATAACGCCATCGTTCGCCGCAATGATCACAATGTTGTTTTGAATTAGTCATACTACTTCTGAACAACATAATAAATGAAATCAAATTTACACTCTATATTTTCTTGATACTCTTATTTTTCTTGCTGTAGACTTTCTATGTTTTTGTGTTCTACCTCTCGGTAATCGTCTACCACCTTCTGCCTCTCTATTTCTTAGTTGTCCACCGCGTGGACCAGCAGCACTAGTCGCACTAGTCGCAACAGGCGCACTAGGAGCAGCAGGAGCACTAGGAGCAGCATGAGCAACAGGAGCACTAGGAGCAACAGGAGCAACAGGAGCACTAGGAGCACTAGGAGCTTTGGCTCTCGCGAGCACATTGGCAGCAGCCTGAGCAGCAGCTCTTGAAATCGCATTTGCAGCAGTTCTTTCTCTGGCAAGGGCTTCCTTTGTTGCTTCTCCTCTCGCCCGTTCAACAGCAAGGGCTTGGGCGGCGCTTGCATTTTTGGCTACCTGTTCCGTTCTCTTTCGAGCTTCCTCCAGTTCTCTTTCTAGCGGTGCTTTTGCTGCTGCAATGGCTGCTGCCATATTTGTAGCTTCTTGCGCTTTTTGTTGTCTATTGATTTCGGCTGCAGCTGCCGCTTCTTGGCGTGCTTTAAGCGAAGAACCTACAAAAGCAAATCCTTCTTTAAGAACTGCCCAATCCCTTCCTGCATCCACTATAGAAATCTTTGAAAGTTCTTCATAGTGTTTTATTATAGATTGAAATGATGCTAATTCGGCTGTATATTGTCCCTTTTTCTTTGGGTCTGGTTCATTATATAAACCTATCATCTCTCTTAACTGACCATACTTCGTTTGTAAATTAGTCATTGTGTTAGCATCAATCATACTTGATTTTCCAGAAGCAATATTATGAGAAATAGCTTCTTTTAGAATATCCTCTTTGGATTTTTTTGCTGCCTCCTCTCCTGTTCCTGATGCCTTTTGAAATTCTGTCATATATCTGGTGGTATAATGAGGTAAAAATAATCTAAACCAATCTAAGTCTGTCATTTTATATTGAGGAGGTGCCACACCAGGTGCCGCACCAGCAGTATTTCTTATAAGAGCCACAGGTACGGGTCCAGCCTGTTTAGGCTTACGACTTTCATCGAGTTTTTGATCAAACTGTAGCTTTTCTGCTAATTCTTCCATTACTTTCATATCACATATCTTGGCAAGTTCTAATATTATTTGTCTATTTAAATTATTTGCTTCTGCTGATCCTACCTCAGGTGTTTCTTGAACCGCTTTTCCGTCAACAACTTTGGTTATAGATGTTAAATTTATTTTCATTTGTTGAATATCAGGCAATATGTATTTTTTAAAGATGGCACACATATATTCAGTTGTTGCCCTTTCTATAGCGGCATCTAAACCTGTTTTTATTTGTTCCATTTTTTCAACAAAACTTTCTAGTTGAGTTATTTCAGCCATAGCATCTCGTAATTGTCTCCATTCAGTAGTGGTGTGATTTAAAGAACCACGAGCACCAATAAGCGCTGAAGAAACAAGTGCCAAATCTCCTGTTCCCCGCGCGAGCCACAATCCTGTTCTTATTGCTGACCCCCCTGCTTCCATTCCGTAACCGGCGACTGTACCCAATCCTCGAACGACTTGAGTTCCTCCCTCGCCAACCCATGATTGCCAACATTGTAGATTAAATAAACTTGATTTAGAACATTGTTTTGGTTGACCCGTCGGGTTATACAGTCCAAGAGTTACACATGAACCGATAAATTGAAGGAAAGTTGTTTCTTCTCCCATTCTTTCTGTAAATTGTTTATCAACTTCGCTGCCTTCGCCATTCCCTGATAACGGGTTTATACCAGTCATTTTCCATTCTTTCTCAGGATCTTCGGGTATTCTAGGTACACATTGGTTTTGACCGTGATTCCAATTCATATTTCGCACGCAAGTCTTTTCTCTACATTCAAAATCAGATGCGGCGTTCTCTGCAAGATGTCCTTCTTCGATAGCTTCTGCTTCTGTGCGAGGGCGAAGTGTAGAAGCTACAGTTTGCGCAGGTGTACATCCTAGTGCCCAACCCAATGTACCACAATTTTCTGGTATAACATAACCTGGCACTAGTTTTTGTCCATAATTGAGTGGTGCGCCTGTTGAAACAGGACGACTGCCAATAGGGCAGTTGGGTTGGTTTTGGTACAATTTTGGTTGAGTGGCTTGTACAATAGTAGTGCTAGGCGTAGTAGTTACAGGCTTTTTACGAATCATATTCGGTGTAATCGAATCAGGCGTATAACCACGCCTCATGAGGTGAAATGCCATAAAACCTAGATTTGATACGCCTGCTACTCCACCATATACGCCTGCTTTCGCTGACGCAGCTGTTATAGTATTTTGAACTGCTTTATTTAAAGCAGCGTTATTTGTTTTAAATTGTGTTGTATTAATTGAAGTCACACCAAATTTTTTAATAAGATTTGTTTTCTTCTTAAATATTGTTTGTTTAAAGGCAGCTAATCCAGTTGCTATGTTAACTGCATCTACCATATTAGGTTTAAAACTTTTGAAAAACTCTTTACATGCAATTTTTATATTTGCGCCGCCATTTGTACTAAGTTCGCGAGTAAGTAATGAAAAAAATTGTGTTTGTGCATCATATATAGATAAGAAATCCGCTTTTCTTCTTAGAATCAAAGCGGATTTAATATCAATGTCCCTATTTTGTTCTACAAGGTTAATTGCAGCATCTATAGTTATTATTTCTTGTCTAGACGAAGATGTAGTTAATATCATACTGTCACCAGCTATACCGGCAAGTCTACTACCAAAATGTATTGCATAAATCATTAATTGATCACTTTTCTTTTCTGTAAGGAGAGCAAGTTGGTCGCCGAGCTGCTGCTTGTTTTCTGGTTTAAGTTTAGGATCAAGATAATCACCCCACTTCACTAATAATTTTGAAGGGAGTGCGAGGGTATTTGATTGACTTACAGGAGTAGGAGCAGCAGCAACAGGTACAGCAGCAGGTACAGCAGCAGGTGCAGCAGAAGCAGCATCAGGAGCAACAGGTGCAGCAGAAGCAGCAGGAGCAGCATCAGGAGGAGCAGCATCAGGAGGAGCAGGGATGCCTAGTGTCTTTCTAATTTTATCAAGACGAGCAGGATTAGAACGCAAATGTTCTAAGTATTCCAAAACTTCCGCCTTCGCCGCATCCCCACCTGCAAATAATGCTTGTAATTCAGGTATTAATACCTCGTCTGTTTTTGCATTCATCGCATCCTTCTGAGCTTGATCAAGTTCGCCGCCGCGCATACCACCAACAACATCTTCTTCTGTCTTAAATTCTGCAGTTGTATATTTATTATAACTTTTTGAATTCGATCCGTCGCCACCTGATTGTTTAAAAACAAGTATTTTATCTAAAAAACGTCTAAACAAACTATCAGGTAAGACAGCACATACATCCTCTATATCGTTAGCAAGCATGTTATAGTATGGATTATTAATTAGCTGTATGATTTGTTCTCGAGTAAATTCTTTACTGTAAAATTCATACATTTCATTTGCTATAAGATCAAGAAATGCCTGAAGAACATTGTCATCTGTATACATATAAATTTCTTCAGGCGTCGGCAATGTAAATCCCATCATACGTAAAGTTGGTAAAACCATTGTGTATGCTTTTAAATTTCCAAGGTTAATACCAAGATGATTAGAATTTTCTGACATATTTCTATTTTATCAAGAGAATTTAATACCCGAACAATAATCCAGCGCGTCCGCCGTACACTCTGAAAATATTGTATGTCTGTGCGAAAACATAGACATTGTATCGAGGCACAGCATTAGGATTAATCGATCCACGCAACGGTTTGAATCCAAGTTTTAATTCAAGTCGCTGAATCTTATCTAGATTTGCCTGACCGCTCGGTAGAGATGGTGGAAACAGACCATTCTGGACTCCAAACGATAAATTGTAATAATATCGATGAAGCCACGGCGACTTTCTCTGCATCAGCGATGGTAGAATACTTCTAAAAAATGAAGGAGCTGCAGTATCATATCGTGTCAGTTTTCCTTCATATACAAGTCGCAGCGATTGTAATGGCTCAGAGTCGCGAGTAGAGAATGCCGGTGCGTAATCACCAGGCTTAATGGCAGATAATCCTCTCGCGTCAGACCACCATGGAGCGACCAGGGCGTCCGCGCCACTCAAGTCGCGCGTTGCTAAGAATGGCGCGTTATAAGCAACCGCCTCAAGTCTCTGTGCGTAGATGTATAGGTCGCGTGTAGGATTTGGTACACGCAGAAGAGCCGTCATATTAGCTTGACCTCGAGTGTCAAAGGGGTCAAAGGAGTAATGCTGGATAACAGGGTACTGGAAATCAGATATACGAAACCGATTAGCCTCAACTTTATCCAAATATATATATTCCGCCATCACATATGTGTCACCCATTGCGAAAGTAGTCGGCATAAGAAGATTAGGTATTACAGAAGCAACAACAGAATTAGCAGGATTTCCATTAAGCCCGTAGACGAGTTCACCAGCAGGATCTGTCTTGTAGAAGGTGCTGCCGGATAATGGATAATAGGCTGATCCTGCCACTGAGACAGCAGGATCAAATGCTTGTTGTGCTGATGACACATAGAGCGACGCCAAAGGAGCAAACGTGACCTTCAAGCGAATAAGGTCCGCGCTGATCGCATCAATAGGTAAAACACTGCCCGGATCACCGTTTGCAAACCAAAAAGGAAGAGGTGTTACCACCTGTGTCGGTGTACCTACAACCGAACCAAAACTCGAAACGCCGAATCCATTATCTTTCCGGCACAACAGAGTATTTACAGCTGTAACTTTCTCGAACGGAGTTCCAAATTCATCGAGAACTTCTAAGAGACGTCCGTTCAATGTTTCGACAGTAGAACCTCCAATCTCAACTGTAGCTTCAGCCAATAAGGCGTGACCGAGACTGTTTGTCCAGCCGAATCTAGGACCGAGGAATCCCGGTGTCAAAGCCGCCGTAGCTTGCACAGTCGCAATATCCGGCATGGTAGTCACCAGGTAAAGTCGCGACAAGAGTTGCCCTTGCCTTGGTAAACTAAGTGTCGCCGAAGATCCAAACGTAGGACGTGTATCAAAATCCAGGCGAACCCATGAAGTTGTAAAACGCCCGGCTTTTACAAAGGCTTTTTTGAAGAAAGAAAGAGCGGGTTGTCCCCGCAAAGGTAAAAGTCGTTCATCTTGGATGCCCGTATGAACGATTTTTAAAAGAGCTGCCACCATACTATTCTATTGTTTGTACCTTTAGTCCTCGAACATACGATTTGCTATACCGTTCTGGAAACGGAGCCAATTTAAACCAAGGCAAAAGACTTTGACTTCCCATTCGCCTCCGTAAGATCCTCCGGGTGGCTGAATATCCAGAATGAGCCGCAGGCTTTGGAGACGGCTGGCATTTATGGAACCCGAAGGTTGGTGAAGTTCGGCGGGGCGGCGCGCGAAAGAGTAGCCGTAGATAAATGAATTAAACGCAGTGTATCCGCCCCGATGGCTACCCGCAATTTGTTGTCTAAAATACTGTTCCTCGGCGCCAATTACGTCAATCCCGTCAGCCTGGATTTTAGCGTAGGTCATTAATCCGGACAACGCATTGTACACAGGATCGTATTCGCGCTCCAAGACAGCCGAGTAATTCGTCCATTCGTTATTCTGTGACACTTCCTTGCGCCGAACGAACCAAATGATCTCTTCGATGGGATGATTGGCTTCGAGGGGTAGCTGTACACGAATTGTGGAATCAGAACCTGTTTTAACAACTGCGTATTTGAGCGGTTCACTGAAAGAGAATGTCTGAACTTCGCGGTGCATGATCTCGAAGGATTGTCTGTACATGGCTTCACGAACTTGCCCATCTAGAATGGCGCCGTAGGTAACCAGCCGGACACTTTCAAACATGGGTTCAGAGGGTCCTGCAACAATATCTACAGTTTGGTCGAAGGGATATGACCGGTCATAGACTGACACAGTTTGCCCGACAGGCACAGATGTACAGGAATCGCGGTACCCCCTAGCTTGTCTCAAAACTTCAGCTAATGGCTTGAACGTGATATGTATGCGCACAGAACCATCTCTACATGCCAAAAGAGGCAAGTATTCCTTGAGTCGCGTGCGCATGAAATAGAAGACAAGTGGACAGTGGATATAACCATCCTCTGTTGGAAAGACTCGTGTAGGCGACCATGCTTTGAGCGAATCGATCGATGTGGCGCCGAGCCCATCTGTAGCCATGCCGATTTGCGTATTCAGATCCGGAAATAGACGAGAAACGACATTTATGAAGTCGCCATCAATCTCTTCAATAGTATCACCGTCGATCTCCAGCTCGGCTTTTTGAATAAGAGCCGTTCCTAAAGAGTTTGTGTAGAACCATGCCGTCGTCGGGTCAACATATTCGTACAGTCCAGAGCTGAGTTGTAATTGCGTCGTTAAATTCAGCCAATGCGCCAACTTTATCTGAAGAAATGCAGCATGTACAAGGTCACCTGATGTCTGTGTTTTCAGGTCAAAGGAGATGCGCTGACCGAAGGAAGCGGGACCACGATAGGGAAATTCTTGTATACAAGGTACAAAGGGCGTATAGCGCTTCTTGGCGCTGCGTGTAAACCAGGACACCGCAGGATCTACAGGAGAAAAAAAGGAATCTTGGTCATCACGATCGGTGAGGTCCAAGAGTGTTGTAATATCGCCGCGAGGTCGGCTCATCTTTATTGCTTTTTACTACGGAGAGATTCTTTACATGCGGCGGCGCCGCGTAGATTTTCTCTTCTTATTTCTGTTTCTTCTTGTTCGTTTACCAGCCTTTTGTGTAAACCCTGCTGGACCCCATTTACCCAACATTATTTTTGTATATTCTAAGTCGGCAAGCAGAGCATTGTGTAAGTCTTTGATGATCAGTGGCATATTCATAGTGATTGAGGAGGGAGGATGAACGGCAATAACTCCGTTATAATTACAGGACCAAAGCATAGAATAAATAATAGCATCTATTTTTTCATGTGGATCAGATATCTCATCTACATAAATTTTTAAAAGCATTACACCCATTAAATCGGCAGCCGATTCAGCAAAGACTTGCTGCGACCAAGCCCATTTATGAGTATTAGGATTTATTGCTTTTATTTTACCAGATATATTTTTAGCTGTATATTTATTACGTGTTATATGATATGCCTTTTTAAATTCATCTATATTTAAAGCATGTATAATACGTGACGTTGCAGCATTACCAAACCATAATTCTCCGATTTCTCTAATTGTACCAAATCCAGATTTTGATATATCATGTCCCATCTCATGACCCATAGTAGTTAGAAAAGTTGATTTATTATATTGTAAAAGAGAAACAAGTCCTCGTAAACTTATACCTGTATCCATAAAAGGTACTTCCATACCCTGACTAACAGCGTTTGGACTTGAGTTATTTGGTTTTAGATGATCAGTTTCACTAAAAAATCCCCCATCAAATAAACTATAAAGTTTAGTAGTTTCAAAAGATACAACTGTAAGTTTACCATATTTTCCAGATTGGAGTGATTTATTATTACAGTTTATAAAAAATTTATTTGTAGATAGCTCATCTAAATAATTATGTGAATCTTCAGGATCAAGTTCTGTAAACACTTTTTTCCAATTATTTGAAATAAACTCTTGTACTTCTACTGCTTTGTCGATATAATCGTCTAGAGTTCTGCCATTAAAATAAATTGTTGTAAGTGCATAATATACCTTAAATTTTTCACCTTCAGTTAAAGTATATTTTACAGGAATATCTTCTTCTAATTTTATTGACTTACACTCCTGGTTTAGCATATAGTGCTCTTGAATTTTTTGTATTTCAGCTCGATCTGGATTTGCAAGTAATTTAGAAGCCAATTCTTCTACACGGGGCATATTTTTAGATAAAATATCACTAAATAAAATAAGTTGCGTGGGATCTTGTTCATACGATACAAAACTTCCATATGCTGAGCCAAATATTTCATTATGTCCTTTGTTTTTCATAGGCATTCTATAAGCATTTGTCCAGTACTGATTTGCGAGAGGGTCTTTTCTTATACGTGAAGAATCTCCATATTTAGAACAAGCCCCCATGAGAGACTGTATTGTATTATAAGGATCACCTTCATTAAAGATGAATCTAAAATTATCTGTATCAGACGTATCAATCTTACTTATATTTAACATCTACTATTTTTACAATATAAAAAAATTGAAACATTTTTTTGACTAATAGTAGGTAATCAAAATGACGATCACACTGCAAATTGGATTTAATTACACAAGAGAATTTGATGGCGAAACTCCGTTTCTCGAAGCGGTTTCATCAACTCTCAAGCAAATGAATAATACGGAAAATCCAGAAGACTTTCTGTGTTATCTTCGAATTATTGGGACTGACCCCGATGGTAAAAATACATCAAGTATTTCACAGTGCCATTGGAATCGCCCCATTAGGGAACTTGCAAAATATGGGCGAGTTCTTATTGTTTCAACTGTACGTGGGGGTTAGTTCCCAAACTTCAGACCACCTCGTCCATCTGAAACAGAGAATACAGCCCATGTCTCTACAATGACGCGAAGCTCAGAGCGTTTCGTTCCATTTATAATGTCTGTCAGCTGCATAAAAAGAGTAGGTTTATCTGCCGTAGAAAAGTTGATGGTGCCATCAGGTTGCCGATTATAAGAAGGGGCACGCACCCCCTTTTTTTCACCGTAACCGAAATGGATGGTCGCGAGACGCATACCTGAGTCGCGTTCCTCTTTTGCGTGATTATCGAGACTATTCCAGATGAGTGAGTCCCAGAATTGCGTACGATCCCGTCCAGCAATGAGCAATTTCAGTCCAGAATAATAGTCGCCTGTCGCCGAATCTGATTGTAGTTTCCAGAGCCGATTTGCTCTGAGATCTGCCCACGACCGAAACGCAAGTATAATGCGGGAACAGGGATGCGTAGCATCAAGTACACGTGTTAGAAAGGGAGTAGCGGCTGCATAATCCAAAGGACCCTGTGCGAATACGTTCTCGTATATGCGTTCAAAAGGAATATCAAGTGAAGACTCCCGAAGCCCAAGGCGCGTATCCTCATTTGTATAGATGTGTCTCGTTTCAAGATAAATAGTTGGTGCACCAATCTTTAGTCGATCGAGTGTGTCAAATGTAGTAAAGTCGCCGTCCCTTTGACTCTGTAAGCGTAAGCTAGAGCCCCAAGGAGCCGGCTTTTCTCGCCCGTCACTCGCCTCAACAAGATCTTCCAGTTTCCGCAAATATATGCGAACTTTGTATTGCTGATTTGGTAAACAGAGTGAAGGAAATCCACCTTCTTCTAAACTTTGGCATCCGATGAGAGGTATTTGCAGCCGAAGACGACCAGGCGTCGCATTGCGACCGATTGACAGAGCGGAGCCGTCATGTATCCCTGTAAGTGCATTCTCGAGGAATGCTGAGTTCAGAGAGCCACGAGACCGACTCTGAATCCAGATAGAATCGCCGCTGAATTCCTGGAGCAAAATATTGTCCTGGAGAATCTGAATTTTCTCGAACAAAAAATATCCGATTCCGTTTGTATATCCATACGAGATGCCACCATTGTCTTGAATAACGCCCTTTCCATTCGCTGCAACATAATTAGGTGGCAGCCATGATGGCAGATCAACGACGAGCGTAGGAGATACAATAAAATCGCCGGCGACCTCCAATTGAAACTCAGAGGAACGCCCGAAGTCTACCGAGTTGAGAGGCGGCAATCGCCTGAGCTCATGAATAACGGGCGCCGTAGGTCCATAGCGGTTGTCAAAAAGGCTTTGTGCGTCAAGAGAGTCTTCTTGAAAATATACATCTTTATTTCCTCGTGATACGAGTTCATAAAGAGATCCGTCTAGATTTAGATTCATCCTTCTTAAACATGGTCATTAATTTTATATCATACGCTACGAACTTTAATAAAATTGAAATAAATAGCAAACTTATCGCCGTATAACAGAAATGTCTACTCCTCTACAGTCTATTCTCCAAAAGGGTTTTGCTACTCTTAAGTTTGAGCGTCGTATTCTAGAAAATGAGATTGGTATCTTTGAGACTTTTACACTTGACAATACTCTCTGGATTTCATTTCGTTTGAAGGAGACGGGAATGTCGTTTAAGAATGATTTACAGAAGGAGTATCTTAACGCTATTCTTCTTTCGACTGTTCTAACCAAGGACATTCCGATGCGAACCAGTTTCTTTGAGGGAAAGGCTCATAGCTTTCTCACAATGAATAAATCTCTGCAATACCGTGTCCCAGTAGTTCTAGCAACTGCATGAATTTGTACATGAGCTACAATAGAGTTTGCCTTGAAAGAGAAGTTGTTTCTCTGCATAATTGGGAAAATTCAGTGTTATACCAGTTGATGCTGCTATAATGGCACCGCATGTGCTAATATTTACAGTGGGTGCCGTGACAACAAGTTTCTCTTTAAAAAATCTATACTGAGCCTGTGATTGAAGCTTCTTAATGATTTCACTTGCGTCCATTCTGTCTTTTCCTTATATTTTTTCTAAGAAAGAATGTGTGGAATCTGGATGCTCATAGGCAACCGTCTAGAATTATTTAAACCAGAAAAGGGTCTTGATGAATTAACGGCTCGTGGTCCGGAAGGTACACGGCTCTTGGATATTAATGGTTTGGCGCACATGGGATTTACACGACTCGCAATCAATGGTCTGAATCCGCTAGGTATGCAACCTTGGTCGTCTTATGGTGTTCATTGGATGTGTAATGGTGAAATTTACAACTCTGATGCACTTAAGGAAGAGCATGAAATTATTACAGTATCCGGAAGTGACTGTGAAGTCATTGGTCATCTTTACAACAAGTATGCCGACAATCTGAAGTCATTATTTCGATCTTTTGACGGTGTCTTTGCCTTAGCGATTGTTGACGAGAAACGCGATCGTGTCATTGTTGCGCGTGACCCGTACGGCGTTAGACCATTATATATGGGAATCGTGAATGATTTATCGGGAAATATTTACACGCGCATCTTTGCCAGTGAAATAAAGGCTCTTTATCCTTATTGTACTACAGTATCTCCTATTACACCTGGAACGTATCATACATACAGTCTAAAAGATGCTACACGCTTACATATCGAACAGTATCATTCTATCTCATGGCTAAAGAATCCGATATTTACACCGGTGCATCCGAGTGGTCTTGAGATGGCGTGTGCCGCTCTTCGTTTCTCTTTAGAGGAAGCCGTGAAGAAGCGCTTAATGACGGAGAGACCTGTCGCCGCACTTTTATCGGGTGGCGTAGATAGTAGTTTAATTGCGTCCCTGGTTGCGAGACAGTTGAGAGAGCTAGGAAAGCCGCCGCTGAAGACATTCTGTATTGGAATGCCTGGATCGACGGATATGAAGTTTGCCAAAGAAGTCGCAAAGTGGATAGGGTCGGATCACACAGAGGTTCTTTTAACACCGGATGATTTTTTCAACGCAATACCTAAGGTCATTCAAGACATTGAGTCGTATGACACGACAACCGTCAGAGCCAGTGTTGGCAATTGGCTCGTCTCAAGAGAAATCAAGAAACAAACGGAGTGCAAAGTCGTGTTTAATGGCGACGGATCGGATGA